GCCATCGCCAACCGAGAGATCCTCCAAGCCGCAGCCAGCGCCAGCAGCGGCCCATCGGGTGGCGCTCACCGGCTCTTCGACCAGGGCATCAAAGTCGAAGGCACCGCCCGCTTCATCCAAGACGCCCAGTTCGCCCTCTAGGAATTAAGGAAGTCAGGCTGACCGGTTCGACGCCGGGGCCGAGGTGCAACCCCTCGGCAGTCGCGACAGCAACCAACCAGGGAGCATGACATGACCACCGAAATCAGAATCCCCGTTTCAGAAATCCAAGTCGGCGACGTCACCAACCTCGGCACCGTCATCGACATTGGCCGCAGCCGAGGCCAGGCCATCACCTTCGTCACCAACAGCCCGTCGCAGCACACCGACGACGACGGCGAAACTTGGTACACCGAACCGACCACATCATTCTTCTGCCCGAACCCGCAGACCATAATCCGGCTCACTAGGAGCGCCACATGAGGACCTACAACAGCGTCCAACTGAACGACGACGGCGAGGCAGCGGTGGTCTATCGCGGTCGCCGCCAGAACTACATCGGGACGCTCTTGCGCACCCGGATCGGCTGGTACGACGCCACCGGCCACCCCACCAACCCCGGAACCGCCCACTACCGCAGCCTCGAAGCCGCCGTCGCCAACCTCGCCCGAAAGGCAACACGATGAACGCACCCCGACGCTTCCACTCCGGCGCCGCCCCCGGCTGCACCTGCACCACCTGCACCACCAACGCCATCGGTGCACCCCTGGGAGCGATCCCCAGCCGACGAGTCGCCCACATGACCGGAGGCGACGGCGCCCAAACCTGGGACGTCAAGTGGGAAGCCTGGGGAGCCAACGGCACCATCACCGCCTGGGGTGACAGCCTGAGCGAAGCCGTGGACGTCGCCCTGGCAATGGCCGAGGGGTCCGTCAAACTCTCGTCAACCGTGCGCATCATTAGCGCCACCCAGATCGGAGCCACCTTCTAATGAGGTCCCGCCATATCCCGGTCCGTCACCGCCGCTCGGCGATGCGCCGCGCCGCTGGGCACTGCCAGGTCCGGTGGTCAATGTGCGCCCACGGCACCCGACTCGAATACCACCACCGGCGGACGTTCGCTGAGGGCGGGACGCATCGCTCGGCGAACCTCGTCGTCGCCTGCCGCCCTTGCCACGAGGCGATCCATTACGCCCACTCAGGCCAGGCGCTCCAGGACGGGCTACTGGTCCGACATCGGAACCCGTGGAAACGCTGGGTCGCGTATTGGGAAAGAACCGAATGATCCCGCCAGAACTAGAAAGAGCGCTGGCGCGGCTCGACGCCCGAACCGTCGAGAACGGCCGGCACCTGATCGGCCTACGTGAAGAACTAGCCGCGATGCTGACCCGCATCCGAGCGACTCCCCGCTGCGCCTGCGGTCGCTGGTTCCAGACTTGGCGCGGCCACGACCAACATCGACTCAGGTCCGAGGACCCAGCCTGCGGACAGAAGAGATGATCGGGATGGCGCTCGCCCACGTCGCCGTCGCCGCCCTCGCCGCCAGTGGGGTCGCCTGGCCCGCTGAGCCGTGGCAGTCGGAGGCCCGCCCGCTCGCCTGGCCCGAGGAACCGTGGCAGGCCGAGTCGCGCCCAGTCGCCCCGCCCCGCACGTCCGTCATGGACCACACCCCGCCCTGGGGTCCTGAGACGGCTTCTAAGCTGCGCCAGTGCGAAGCCTGGGGTGATTACACCATCGACACCGGCAACGGCTTCTCGGGCGCTTACCAGTTCACCCAGTCGTCGTGGGAGCTAGTCGGCGGGACCGGCCGCCCACACGACGCCTCGCCCGGCGAACAAGACAACCGCGCCGCCGCCCTCTGGCAGCGCCAAGGGTGGCACGCCTGGCCCGGATGCTCGTGCAGTTTCGGCTGGATATCCCGCTGGGAGTACGGCGGGATTCGACACGAATGCTGACCGGCGATCAGGCCCCGATGTCAGCGGTGACCCGCCTGGCCTTGCCGCCGATCGAGTAGCCCCGCAGCTTCCCTTCCTTCACCATTTCCCACGCCCACGGTTCCCAGACCACACCCATGAACGGGGTCTCAGCCGGGAACAGGTGCTTCGTGACAGCGCCACCGGGGACCGTCAGCTCGGCCTCCAGCTCAGACGGCCACGTCAGCACCTCGACCATCTCGCCCGCAGCCCGCTCCGAGTGCTGCAACCGGATCGTCCGGTCGCCTTTGCGGACCCAACCCCACAGGGCCTTCTGTAGATCGACCTCGTCGACCCATTCGCCGTGGGCATCTTCCTCGCCCGGAATGTAGACCGGGCCGAGCGTGTACCGTTCTTCGACCACTCCGCTCGCCTTGGCGACTGCTTTGACCGCTGCCGCCATGACCGTCGTCGGGCCTTGACGGACGGCGATCTCGTCTTCGATCAGGTCGTGGACTGCGACGTCTTCGCTCGTCACGGTTGGCTTGGCGTGGGATCGCTCGTGCCACATCGCCAGGTCGGCGTCCGACGCCGGGGTCAGGACCTTCTCTGAGAAGTCGGCCAGCTCTGCCAGCCGTTCTTCTGCTTCGACCTGCGTGCCGTATCCGCCATAAGACCGAACCGGGACGCCGTTCCTCGACGGGGCCGTATCCGACACGACCATGAACCGGTCGCCGGACTCAACGACTGACCGCTGCACCGCCGCCGTTTCAGGGGCCTCCACCGGGGACGGGTCGACCGCCTCGGCTGGGGCAGAGACGGGCGCCGCCTGCCCATCCTGTGTCACGACCGACGGCGACCAAACGATCTGAGCGTTGCCGTCCCACGTCGGTATTTCTATCGGAGCCGCCACGGTGTCTGCCATAGGCCGCGACGCTACCCCAGCGCCGCCCCCGCCGTCTCGGCGCCACCACTTCACGCCCGGGCCGCCCGGTCCACGAAACAGCGGGAGATCCCGTTCACATGGTTCTGTGCCTGGTGTGCCATCCCGCTACGATATCGCACCGTCGGGAACGTCAGCTAGACCTTCGGGGAACGGCGGCCAGTCACCGGAGACCCGCAGGACGCCGAAGTTCAACCAGGTCAGAGCGGTAATTACTGAGCGCAAACGCACCCAGGGTTCCGCGTCCAGGGCAATCGACGGGAGCCTGAACGGGCCGGTCGCTGTAGCGCCCACAAACTTGTTGGGAAGCCTGGTCCATTCATCGACCATCGTTTCTATCGCTTCGTTGGAGAACACCATCACCCCATCGTCGCCTACGACCACCTGAACCCTGCCGTCAGCGCTGGACACTTGCCAAGTCATAGGACCCAACCAACGGGCCGCCCAGCCGTAGCGAGCACCCCGAGGGTAAACGCTTCCGACGCTGGGTCCATTATGCCCATCCGATCGTGAAAGAGGGATTCGATACCCATCGACAGAACCTCAGATGCGTTCTTGCCGCGGTCATTGCCGTAAATCTTCCCGACATACGGACTCCAGAACTCGTCCTCGCGGGTGACTTCTTTGGGGCCGTAAGCCAATCCAGTGAGGTCGGACAGCTTTTTGATAGGGTCCGGTGTTCCATCTGGGGCAGTCGTCCTGATGGCCTTGTGCGCCCATTCTTCAGCCATCAGCCTGCCTTGATCGACGACCTGTTCCATCCGATGAGTCAGCTCGTGAGTTGTTGTTCTTGCATAAACCGAAACTTGCCCAACCGAATCGCCGGGCGACGTTGTGAGAATCAAGCGTTCAGACGAGTAGAAAGCCCGGTCAGTCGAGTGCGACGCTTCTACCTTCTTTCGAGAAGCGACTGAACTATCGATCCAGTCCCGCGGGAAGAACCGGGCGGCTTCGTCGAGCGAGTCAATCGCCACGCTACTGCTGCCCGAGGATACCCCTAAGGCGTTTCGCCGTAACGGGTCCGCGGGACCCATTTCCCGAAAGTCCGAAAGGATCTCCAGCACAGTTTCACGATACAGAGTGAATTCGCCATCCTTGACACCATCCGATTCGCGCAAAACAGCTCTGATTCTCGTGTTGATATCTACCTTTTCTGCCGCATTCCCCAACGGCAGCGCTGCCACCTTGTCTGTCAGTGCTTCCAGTTCATCGTCTAGCGCACGCAACTTTGTCAACATCGCTGACCGTTTTTCCATAGTGCGGGTGCGCGCGATTTCTCTAATCTTGTCGCCGAGAACGGAGCGAGCTTCGACCTTCGGCTTGAGATTTTTTAGGCTTGGCGTTCCGAGGGGTTCAAACAGTCCTGCTTCCTCAGCCTCCCGGAGCATCTTCTCGGCATACTCAGGTCGCACAGTCACTGCTTCCACCGTGCTCGGCTTCGGCTCGGGCACCACTTTCGGCGGCTTCGCTGGGGTGGGCTGCTGCACCGCCGGGAACTTCGCGTCGAAGTTGGCGCCGATATTCTTTGGGAACTTCGGGTCGATGATCTGTCCCACGCCCTGGGTCGGCGTCCCGTAGGTCTCGGGGTCAGGCAACAGGCGGATGCTGCATCGGCAGTTCGTGTGGGCCGGTGGAGCCGACCCCACCCCGCCAGGGAACGACGCCTCGATCTCGGCAGTGACGCCCGCCAGCCCAACACAAATCGGGCAGACATCGTTTCGGGAAGTCTGCCACTGCTTCCTCGCTTGTGCTGTCAGCAGCCCGTTCAGCTGCGCCTGCCGCATCCCCTCTAGCCGCCCCTGGTTGGACGCCCTCATCGTTTCCGTGCGGGCGATCGCCTTGGCCCTCGCCTTTCGTAGCCGCCCGCCGTAGGTGTCCAACTGCTTCTCGATCTGCGCCTGCGACATGCCCTTCGCTGCCAGCGAGGCGCCCCGGTTGTAGACCGCCGTCGCTCCTCGTTTCGTCAGGCCACGGGTCGGCCCGGCAAACATCGCCCCCATTGTCTGGATGCCGCCGCCTTCTTCCAAGACAGCCACGAGCGCCCTCGATGTTTGGCGGACCGTCCGCCCATCGGTGAAGCCCTGCAACACGAGCGCCCGCGTCGCAGCGATCTGCGATTGCGTCAAGTCATTGATCATCGCCGCCGCTTCAGTCTTGGCGTACTTCGTCGCAGCGGGCGAAGCGACGTTGAACGCATAATGGCCCCGCGCCACTTTCGGTAGCGGAGGCGGGTCGCCCTCAGCCTTGCGGAACGGCCTCGTGACGAGTTCATAGATCTCGTTGTAAACACGCTTGCCGGATTCGGCGATCTGCGCCGCGAGGATATCCTCGAACAGCTCGCGGAACTGCTCCAGGTGCAACGCCACCTGGAGACCGGCCGAACCGTTCGGGGCCTTGAACAGATCGTCGGTGATCTTCGGGTCCATCGACGTCCACGCCATTTCGAGGACACGGGCGAGCTGCTTCTCCCTTGTGTTCAGCGACGCCTCGCCAGCGACCCGATGGGCCGGTTCGCCTCGCCCCCGCACCGGAACCCGTTTGGCCTTGTTGACGTTGCGGGTGACCCGCATCTCAGACCTCTTCTGCGGTGGCCTTCGGTAGCCCCGCCATCGTTCTGATCTCGTTCTCCAGGTCGTCGTCCGGGAAGAGCATCGCCCCCGCTCCAGACATCGCCGTCAGCAACGCGCCCAGCGACGTCAAGTCCACGTTGCGTGGAGCGACGAACATCAGCTTCGGGGCCTTCGCCACGTTCAGGCCATTGACCCGCATGAGTCGCGGGATCGCGTACTGGTTGAAGACCCCGGCCAGGGTGTCCAGCCACGCCGACAACGAGTCGACGAACAGTTGGATCTTGGAAACCGACAGCGCCTGAGTCCCGACCGCCTGGTGGCCGAGCAGAATGAAGTCGGCGAGCAGCGCCATCGCCATTCGCTGGTCGTAGCGCTGGATGATTGCGTCGGTGTCGAACTGGCGGCGCCCGCCCGTCGACATCAGCTTCAGGTCGTAGGCGAGGTGCCCTTGCTCGTCGTATGCCAGCGGGAACACCAAGCCTTCTTGCTCGTCCCGTTTAATGTTCCGCACGATTTCCTTGACCGCCGTAAGGGCCGCTACCTCGTCGGCTGTCGCTGAGCGAGACAGAAGCCTCGGTGGCACCAACGCCACCGGGATGCCTGCGAGGTCTCGCTCAATACCGATCGCTTCGATCTCTTGGATCTTCGTTTTGTAGTACCAGGACACAAACGAGTTTCTGAGGATCGACCGGCCACGCGGGTTCGTGGTCTTCGTTCTCAGCAGCAGCATCCGTTCCACCGGGATAAACGTCCGTTTCCCTGCCCCATCGGTGGAAGTTTGGTAGACGCCTTGAATGCCGCCGTTTTTGTCTAGCTCGAACTCGTCGATCGACGCCTGCGCCCTGGGTGGCATCTTGCGCCAGCCGATCATCCCGTCGTCATACTTAGAACCGACATCGGCCTCGGGGCCGGACCGTACTTTGTAAACCAGCTCGTGGACAGCGAACCCCATCGGCAGGAACGACAGCATCCCCGCGATGGTGTCCGACCAGGTCTGGGTCATGTCGCCCATGCACGACGCCACAAACGCGGCGATGTCTCCGGCCTCTTCGTCTTCGCCCTCGCCGTCGACATCGGCAGCGTCGACGGACCAATTGACCCCGCGAATAATCATTTCGATTGCGTGGAGAACGCCGCCGATCACCGGGTCGTTCTCTTTCATCTCGGTCATGTTCGCTAGGCCGCGGGCGCCGGACAGTTGCCGGAGGAAGTCTTCGTTCGTCTTGCCTGCGTTCTGGGACAGGCCGGACGCTCCGATCTCGGTCAGTTCTTGCGCTGTGATTGCTTTGCCGATTGAGCGGCTGAATCCTTCGTCGGTGGTCGCCATTAGGTGCCCTCTGTCGCCGTCATCGTTTCGCAACATGGATATTGCGGAACCGTGACCGCCACCGTACCGACCCCGACTGGCCTGCCGTTATCAGTTACCGATCTGTAACGTGCGGCCCCCAGCCGCCACCCTCGGCCGCTCTGCGGACGTTTGCGGGTCCCGTGCCCCATACGCCCCTAGCTACCCCTTTAAGCAGCGGTTCGACGATAGAGCCGCCCAGAAGGGCGTGCGTGGTCCACCCGGTCTTGTCCTCGAACATCAAGCCGGTCACAACCGAAGTGTCGTCGAGGTCCATGATCGTCGCCTCAATGTGGAGCCGCAGCTCGGCCGCCGCTTCTGCCGAAAGAAGAATCGTGACTTCCTCCAAGTTCGACCACTCCCGGCCGTTGTTCCCCTGCGCCATTTCGTCCTCCAAATGCAAACGGGGTCGGCAGTCTGGCCACTCGCTCGGGCAGAGCCGGAGCCTCAGATCCGGCCGACCCCGTCCACGCGCCCATCCTTGCCCGTCGGCATAGGCGCAGTCGAACAACTCAGCCAGCCAACGGCCACGGGGCCAACTGAATAAGGTCCACGGTTTCGTTCAATAGCTCGCCGTCAGGTCCCTCGACGAAATTCCCGATCTCGCCAACGAGGACAGTGAACCGGATGGCTGCCTTCCCCTCGCCCTCGGCCCGCGCCTCGAACGCCACGCACCGCAACGGATCGACGCCGTGAGCTTCGACCCACACCACCACCGCCACCCGCTCAGCCAGAGCGAGACCCATCACATGGTGCACGTCATCAGCGGCGAGCCTCTCCAACGGAGGCCGCTTCAAGTCAGCGTCCACTGCGAAGGTGCCGTAGCCGAGAACGGCACCACCGCGGGTGGCCCCTGCTGCCCGAGCATCGTCTCAGTCAACGCCCACACCAAAGCATCCAACCGGTCAGGCGAATCGCCGTCGCCAGTCCACTCGCACAACTGGTCCTCTAGCTGGCCGAAGAACCCGACATGGTGAACCCGAGGCGGGTCCGTTTCGTAAAGCGCCGAGACCGGTTCCGCTCGGGCCTTCTTCCCCCTCGACGCATGGACCAGCTTCACCGGGACGTTCGGGTCGACGGTGCGGATCACGGCCTCGACCATGTCGCCGCCCTGGTTCGACTCAGCGACAATGCGGTCAGCGGAGAAGCGGTGGTACGCCGCTACGGCCGCCGTAGCCCAGTCGTGGGGCGACGCCCGCAGCGACGAGTCGTCTAGGACGTAGCCGTGGCCGTCGGCGCCTTTGCCGACAACGACAATGCCGGTCTCATCCGACGTTGACGTGTTCGAGATCGCCGGGTCGACACCGACCACGATCCGATCCAACGCCGGGGCCTTCGACACCCGTGCCGCTTCGAGCATGTCCCTAGACCACAACGCCCCTTCGGCGTCGTCGAGCATCTCGGCGAAGAGTTCCTGCTGGCCAAGGCGGGTGCCGCCGTATCGGGCCGTGATCTCGGTGAGGAACGAGTCGGCCAGGTTGGCCCGGTTGTCGTAGGTCGAGCCGCGGGTCACGACCACCGAGCCGTCGTCGGTGCCGATCAGCCGTTTCAGGATCGGCGTCGGTTTCGGAGTTGTCGTTGCGCATATCTGCGGATGGTGGCCGATGCGTAGCCCGAACTGGAGCATCTCCCACGCGTCCGGGTAGCGCCACGCTGCGAGTTCATCGGCCCATGCTGCATCGTGGTTGGGGCCTCGAAGCCGGTCGGGTTCATCGGCAGAGAACGCCGTAGCAACTGCGCCATTCCAGAAAGTCACGCGGCGCTTCGACGGTTCATACCTGGGTCGCCGGTCCTTCGGGTACACCGACAGCAGCCCCGACTCGCCTTCGATCATCGTGTCCCTGGCGTCGCCCGCCGTCGCAGCGATCAAAGCCAAATGGCTCGCCTGGCCTGCGTCAACTTTCTCTCGGACCCACTCGGCGCCCGTGCGGGTCTTCCCGAAGCCGCGACCCGCCAAGATCAGCCACACCCGCCATAACCCTGGCGGCGTTGCCTGGGATGGTCGTTGGTGCACGTCCCAAGCGAACGGGATGTCTTTCAGGTCCAGATCTGGGATCGTGTCGATGATCCGCCCTCTGGCGTCCGAATCTAAGCCCCGCAGGCGGTCCCATGTGGACTGCTCAGCAGGAACATGGATGTCGGTCACCCTTCCGGTTCCTCGTTGCCCAGATTGCCGCTCAGGACCTCGGCAGGGATAGCGGCCTGCCTCCGGGATTCCTCATTCAACTGCTCCCGCAGCATGTCCCCAACCGACGACACCCGCGGCGGCGGCAGCACTTCGATTTGTTGCGGCGCATTCAGCCCCAGAAGCCTTGCCCGCGCCGACTCAATCCGAACAATCTCCCGATGACACGCAAGCACCACGTACGGATCCACGGACATCCTTGGCGCGCCTTCCCCGTCGTACACCGTTGCCCCATCAACGTCGAGCACCGGCCGCCCCCGCTCAGCCACTGCAAGCTGCCCATACACCGACCTGAGTGACGTATCAAACCGGGCATTGACCAAGCCCCGCGCCTCGGCAATCGTTTCCTGCCCCCAAAGCTGCAACGCCCGCCGATATGCGTCATGGGCCGAAGACGGCGACGCATACCCCACCCGGTCCGCTATCTGGGGAAACGTCAACCCCATCGACCTCAGGCGCGCCACTTCCAAATACTTCTCGGCCAACGCCGGGTCAGGTGTCTGCTTCGCCCCTCGGGTCGCTACTCGTGCCATATTCGGAGCCTAGGCGCCGTTCTTTGTCGGCGGCCACTGAAGCGGGTTGGGATTGGTGTCGGTTTGTTCATGTCTGGTCGAGGGCTGCTTTGATTTGGTTGCCGATTGCGTATGCCATGAGGGGTGGGACGGCGTTCCCGAGGCGGCCCCATTGCGCCGTGTAGGTCCCGGTCTGTTTGTAGTCGTCGGGGAATGAGCAGAGGCGTTGTAGTTCTGGGATGGTGATTCTGCGGGGTGAGCCGTCCCATGCCCGTGGATCGTGGACCGGTCCATTTGGTGGCTCTGGGTCCGTGCCGTCTGGGGTGCCTGCGTTCGCTAACACGATCTGGCTTGCGTTGACTGATCCGGCGCCCAGCGCCATGATTGTTGGCGCTGGTGACCGGGCTGCTTTGATTGTTGGATGAATATATTTGGGGCCGTACCAGGCGTGCCATGTTGCGGTGTCGCCGAGGTGAGGCAATGCGTCAAGGATCGTGTAGCGGTGCGGATGTGGGGTAGGTGGTTCTATGCGGTCGACGGGGAGATCTTTGCGGACTCCGGTGAAGAACAGGCGGCGCCGTGCTTGAGGTACTCCGAGCCATGAGGCGTCGAGTTCGTAAACGTGGACCCGGTATCCGGCGTCTCTGATCGCTTGAACGATGTTCTTGAAATAGCCTTTAGCGGTTCCGGTCCGTAGCCCGACGACGTTCTCGGCGCATAGCGTTTTCGGTTGTAGCTCTTTCGCGAGGCGGACCCACTCGAAGAACAGGTCTTCGACGTTCGCTTGTTCAATATCGGAATCGGCGCGGGTGATTTTGTTCCACCCTTTCTCGCGTTGTCCGGCCATCGAGAACTTGGAGCAAGGCGGGGATCCTTCCAGCAAGTCGAGTTCCCCGACGGCGAGGCCGGTCGCTGCCATAATTTCGGACGCCCCGATTTCGGTGATTGAACGCGTGTCAATTTGTGCGTCCGGGAAGTTCAGCCGATAAATGTCGCTTGCAACCACGTCGAACTCGTTGACCCATCGGATATCAAACCCGGCAAGTTTGTAGCCGATGGATGATCCGCCGCCGCCCGAAAATGTGCCGACCATTGTGTATCCGTTAGACCCGGCAGCGGCCACCGCGTCGACCATCGACGGGAGGCGGAACGGGAGTTTGTCCATTTGTGGCCTCTTGCGTGGTTCGTCTATCCCCGCCAGCTTAATGACTGTGCGGTCTATCGTTTGGACCGGGCGGTCTGTCACGTCTGTAAACGGATGCGCTCGGCCAGGGAAGGAGCGGTACGCCCCCCCGGCTGATTGGAAGCCGAGCGCCTGTTCTAGCCAAATTGCTGTCATAGCGGTTTCCCCGACCACTGGTACCGGCACGACGGACACTGATACGCGTAGTCCATTTCATCCGGATCATGCTCCCGGAACTCTGCCGGTGGTAGCTCTGCCAGCGGTTCATACGCCGCGATCAGATTGTCCATGTCCAACGGCTCGAAGCCCGACCCCAGCAGCCCGTCGTCTACGCGAGCAAGTTCCGTGAGGATCAACAAAAGACGCTCTTCGTCGTTGGTGGAACTATCCGAAGTGCGGTTGTCAATGACCATGATCCGCTTCGCTTCGATGTCGTTGCAGTCAACCCAAAACGTCGGGACGGCCTCCATGCCTGACGCCACCGCCGCCTGAAAACGGTGGTTCCCGACGATGACGTGGCCGGTCGATCGCTGCGCCGAGACCGTCCCGAACCATCCATTCGCTTCGATCGACGCGACGATTGCCGGGATGTTCCCTCGCCTTGGGTTCTCTGGGTGCACGGTGAGCCGATCCACCGCCACGAACTCCATTTGCACTTCAGTCGTCTCGTTCGCCATCTTCCTTCTTCCGTTCTGCTTTCAATCGGTCCCGGTCACGTTCAGTCATCCCGCCCCACACGCCCTTCACGCGGTGCGTCATCGCATATTCCAGACACGGGTCCTTCACGGGACAGACCAAACAGATACTTCGCCCAGGCGGCACGACGCCCTGATTCGCAAAGAAGGAGCTGAGCGGGTACCCGATACAGGCAGCGCCCTCTTCGACCTCACGCGGCAACGGCGGAAGAATCCGCCACTCGTCGGGGAATATCGCAGGCGCAAC